CCGCGAGGTCAGCCGTCGTGAAGGTCGTTGACTTCTTCGTTGCCTCCCCCACCTTGGTCGTGGACTCGGCCAGCTTGGTACTCGTCGTCGCTACGGCGGCGAACGCGGCACTGGTCTCTGCGGCGATGGCCTGCTGTGCCTTGAAGTGTTCTACGGTCTTCTTCTGCTCCTCGGTCCAAGTCTTGGTGACGTCGACTCCCTTCTCCATCTTAGCGTTATAAAGGGAGAGGACAGCCTGAAGGCCCGTCACGGTCATGGCCAACTTGCCGAGCCACTCAACGAACGTCTTAAGCCCGGGTATCGCGTTGATCAACCACTCGGACGCCTTGAAGGCCACGAAGAAGACGCCGACCGCGAGCGCCGCTGGGCCAAGGATGCCAAGCATGTTGACACCCATGGCCACGTTCAGGGTCTTGATCACGGCGAGCATCGTGCCGACCGCATATGAGGCCGGACCAAGGATCGCGACGAACGCTGTCATCGCGATGACGATCTCCTTGATCGGTGATGGCAGATAACCGAAGCCCTTGATCGCGTCCTTGAGCCAAGCAAGCACAGGCTCTGCGGCGTGCATCCACTTCTGGAAGACCGGTGCCAGCTCGTCACCGATGGTTCGAAGAACACCCTCCAGCTCATGCTCGAATTGTGCCCAAGCGAACGCGGCAGCTCCGATCCCCTGAGTCTGCTCCTTGAAGGCCTCCTTCATTGCGCCGGCGGAATTGTTCATCGCCTTCAGCTTCTCGTCGAAGGTCTTAGCCTGAGCACCGGTCAGCGAGAAGACCGCCGGCAAGGCACGCACGTTGTTGTAGAGCTTGCCGATCGACTCAACGCTCCCATCCGTCGACTCCACGAGAGCACGAACCGATCCAACGAGGCCGAGCTGAGAGATCATCGCCTCCACGCCAGAATACCCGAGCTTGGCGATGGCTGCCGTCATGTCCTCCGATGGCTTCATCATGTCGGACATGACAGATCGCAGCTGAGTGCTAACGTTAGCGGCATCCCCGGTGACACCGGTAAGGGTTGCCATCGAAGCGAACAGTTCCTCCTGACTAACGTTAAGGCTCTTCGCGATCGGGACGACCGAGCCCATCGAAGCAGCCAACTCCGGATATGTGGTAAGACCGAGCTTGACCGTCAAGAAGGCGAGGTCGGCCGTCTTGGATGCCGCATCGCTCGTCGTGTCAGCGTAGCCCTTCGTGACGACGGCGAGAAGGTCCACCGACTCCTTGGTCGTGGACATGCCAGCCGCACCAGCCATGGCTGCGATCTCGAGAAACTTCATCTGGTCCGCTGCCGCGACGTTGGCGGAGACCACCTGATAGAGACCGGCGGCAATGTCGGTCGAGGCCTTGCCCGTGACGTGAGCAACTTCGGTGACGCCGTCCTTGAGCTCCTCGATGCGCTTGGTGCTGTTCGGAATGAGAGTGGCGACGTTGGCCATCGCCCTGTTGAGGTCGTTCGACATCTTGAAGCCAGCGGCACCAATACCGGCTAGAGCCGCGGAGAGAGGAAGCATTCCCTTTCCGAAGTCCTTCAGGCCGGTACTGGCATCACCAAGCTTCTTCGTGAACTTGTCATCAAGCTCGATCGTCCCGAAGATCTGGCCGATGTTAAACAATGCTCAACCTCCGACCGGTGATACGCTCGAGCTCAGCGTCCTGCTGGGAACCTTCCGCAAGAGCCTTGGCGATGCTCATCATGTGTTGCCACGACTGCTTCTTCGGTGAAGCTCTTCCTAGATCACCGAACCGTGGCGTACAGTCCTCCAGCGTGTAAGGAGTCGGGTGATGCTTCGAGCTGCGGTGCGCATTGGCAAGGGTCCTCACGATCATGCCTGTCCTGTAGTCATCCCGCTCCGGAGCGAATGGCTCCAGCTCACCGAACACCTGCCACTCTACGAACTGTTGAGACGTCATACCGGCCAGCATGACGTCCACGTTTGCGTGCCCTAACTGAAGGGCGAGGCGATACGCAAATCGACGCGCACCGCCCCGCCTCAGTCGTTTTTTGCCTGAGCCTCAGCCTTGTCGTCGAGACCGTTGATACGAAGAGCCTCCTTCTGGATGCGCATCATGGCGCGGAGGCTCTTGCTCTTCAGTTGCTCGGCCTGCTGAGCGGTGAACAGCGGCTTGCCCTTCTCATCAACGCAGCACATCGCGGCGACTCCGACCGCTGAGGTGGCTCCCTTGTTCTCCTTGGCGTCCTCGGCGAACCTGATCGCCTCCTGCGCCGTGAGTGGGCGGAGTCGAACGATCCCGCCCCACTCAGGGACGTCCACCTCAACGACAGCCAGATCCTCGGCGGCCAGAATGTCAACCGCCGTGAGAACCTTCCGCTTCGCTTCCGTCATTGCAAGACCCTCCCTTCAAGCCCGGATCACGCCGGGTGCGTCAGCTACGGAGCCGCGACGAACGACATGAGCCCGGTCGGACGGATCGTGACCTCGGCGGTCAGGCCGTCGTCCACGGGTGCGCTGGGACCGATGTTGGTCACGTAGCCGGAGAACAGCCACTGAGTGTTCTCCGGGAACGTGATCCGGTAGATGTCACGGGTCCCGTCAAGCCACGCCTTGGTGAGCCCCGTGAGGTGGTCGTGCGTTCCGAGGCTCGGCACGTAGCCGATCTCGACCGTCATCTCACCCTTGCGCCGGATGCCGACGACGAACGATTCCTCCGCCTCGTTGTGGCTCGTGGTCTCGATCGCGTTGCGCATGAGGGGTGGAGGCGTGATGTTCCGCAGCTCGCCGATCGTCGAGAACACCGTCGGAGTGGCTGCGGGAGCGCGTGCGATCAGCGTCCCCTGGGCCGAGATTGCGTTGGGCATTGTTCCAAGTCTCCTTTGAAGCCTACGGTGTGACGGTTGCGTTTCGCACGGCAGCGAGAGCATCGTAGGCTACTCGCGCTGTCGTTCTTGCCACGGCGTAGTCTGCGGCACGAACAATGATCTGAGCGGACGGCTGCTGATAGGCCGGGGAAGCTGAGTTCTGGATGTACAGCGGAGCAAGACCACTGTTCTCGATGATGCTGACGTATGGCCCACTGCCAGAAGGTATGGTCACGAGACTGGACCCGAAGATGACCTTGCCCCAGGCTCCAACCCCACCGGTCACCAGGATCTTAGCCACCTCCTCGATGAACTTGTTGGATGGTGTCTTGCGTGCGTTGACGTTGAAGACGAGCTGAACGCGTCCTCTCTCGTCGACACCAAGATCGAACGGCTCCTGGATCGGTCTCACCCAAAGATAGAAAGCCATCAGTCCTTCTTGTCCAGTTGGACTCTAGCCGCGATGTTCTTCGCAGCAACGCCGATCCATGCATTAGCAGGCTTCTCGAGATACTTGTAGCTGCCCACCGGGTGTCGATAGGCAGGGTTCTCGTGCTGAACGATGGCGTAGCCGACGTTCTCCTTGTTGGTCTCCCCGGCAACGTTGCCGCTACCCGCTGGTCCACCGAAGCCGAAGCGTGCCGCGATGCGCTTCTTGTCCTTGTCCATCTCGACGAAGCCAGACGCCCGCAGCTCACCCTCATCCACGGGAACGTAGTCCCGCTTCGACACGGTCATCACGTTGATCTCAAGCTCCTGGTACAACGCACGACGCACCTTCTCCGGGAAGGATATGGCGATGGAGCGGATCTTACTCCGCATCTCCTCAACGCCACGGAGCTTGATCATCTGGGCCATCAGGCTGCTTCCACCCCAAGAGCGATCCCCTCGAGAATAGCACCGAAGGCAGCGCCGATCGCGGGCCAACGGAACTGAGGTTGCTGAACCAGATCGAGTCCCCGCTGCTGACACTGAGCCCATCCCGAGGAGTTATCCGACCAGCCGCGAGTATTGTAAAGGAACTGCATCGCCGACACGAACTCGTCCTGCCCGGGAACGCCGCCGATGACGTTGATGCGGTTCGGCGTGACGGCGTGCGCCGTGCACGGCACCTTGATCACCGCGTTGCCGGGCCACTCACCGAGCGCTGCCCAGTCAGGGACGATCTGGGGAACGCCGCAGGCCATCCCCTCCATCGTGGTCAGTCCCCAACCCTCACCCTGAGTGGTCGTGATCTGCACGTCGAAGGAGGAGTACACCGCCGAGAGCAGCTCCTCTCGCTCGCCCTGACCCATGTCAGGCTTCACCAGGATGAGGCGCTTGTTCTCGCCGCGGAACCCGTAGTGGTGCATCAGTTGCTGCACCTCGTAGCTCATGTCGCCCGTTGGAGCGACGAAGAGAAAGAGGTACGCATCATTGGCCCCGGACCGCTTGACGAAGTCGGCGAAGTACTCGACGGTCAGGTCCAACCGCTTCCTTGGTTGGTTGCGATTGACGTTGCCGAAGATGAACTTGTCGAGAATGTCTTCCGGCAGACCGATGAGCTTGCGAGCGGTCAGCCGGTCCATCGGCTTGTACATGTTCAGATCCACGCCGAGCGGCACGATCGCGGCCGGTCCCGTGTAGCCACCAGCCCGCGCCTCGTCGAGGCCGAACTGCGTCCAGAAGATGGCCCCCGCTAAGCCGTTCAGCACCGAGCCCTGGCAGTTCTTGCCGTCCACCGGCATCGTAGCCACGACCGGAACTCCTTCGATGTTCTTCAGGTACTCAGGGATGTTCCACGGGTCGTTCTGGATCACGACGAGGTCCGGCTTGATGTGGGCCAAGAGGCTCTTGACGCGTCCAACCCCGAACGCGTCGCCTCCGGGCCATGACGGGTAGATCGGGTATGGATAAGGATGCGGATCCCCGATATAGTTGAGACCGAGCACAGAGATGCCCCAAGTTTGACGAAGAACGTCGAGCACGTGATGCGTGCACCGGGCGAAGCCCGTAGCG